GACTGATTATACTATTAGTTCCTCTACCTTCGAACATATCTATTTCACCATTTTGAGCCCATTGAGTTCCTTTACTTTTTTGAACACCGTGTATATTTTCTCCTGTTGGGTAATATGCACAAGTACCGATTGTCCAAAAGGCTGGGAATGCACCAGATACAACATCATATTTCAGTTTCGCCTCTAGTCTTCCATATTTGAACCCTGCTAATCCGCTTGTGTCTATTCTACCACTACTCCATGTCCAGTTATTAACATAACCGTCTTTTCTTGCTTCTAAAATTAAATTGCTATTTTCTAGTCTAACATTTTCAGTTCTACCTACTGTATATGCTTGTTGTTCACTACCTCCACTATTGTGAGTTGCATATCTCCATTTTGATGTATCAAGTGTAGCATCATCAAATTCATCATGCCATACTAATAATCTATTCTTCAATAAACCATCTAATGTTGGGTCAGTTGGAGTAGTTGTTTCTGTAGCTCTCGCTGTTATTACAACATCACCAGTAACGTGTGCAATATTAATTATTCCATTACTGTAGGCACTTGAAGTTATATTAACTCCTCCCATAGTTACAACTACAGAACTTAATGTATAACCACTTCTTGCAGTTATAACAGCCCTATAAGAACTATTTTGAGTTACTGATGTTGATGTATTATTAGTACTGCAATTAGTAAGATTATTTGTTACAGAATAAGTTGTAATTTGAGTATTGCTACCTATGGGAATAGTTGCAATAACTTTTCCATCATATTTTAACTTAAAAAGAGTTTCGGTTTGTTCAGTAGTAAATAAGTATGCAATATCTTTAAATTGCGAATTAAGTGTTTCTATATCTTCACGCGCTTTTGTATCATGTATAGCTCTTTTATTTATACTTTTTATATCTGTTTCTGCCACTATTTATCCCCTCCTATTTCTATATCTCCTGTTTCTTCATTAAAACTACTATTACTTATACTTAAGTCTCCTGTTTCTTCATCAAACCATACTTTTACTTTATCTTCTTTTTCAACTTCTTTAATAAGATCATCAATAACCTCATACATAAATTTACTTGGTGTTACTATTTGTTCTGTAGTTGTTTCATCTTTTACTTTCAACTGGCAATAATATTTTCCAACTATATCTTTAGCTTCTTTTTTTAAATCGCAATAAAAAAGACCCGGCTCTTTATCTTGAGTCAAGTCTATTTTTGTTGTATTGCCATCGGGCTTAAGTATATATAATTCATTCTTACAGTCAGATAAATCTATTTCTTTATCATCTTTAGTTATTTTCATAAAAAAATCACTTGTTTCTTTATCAGAAATACAAAATTGCATTTCTATAGAATTAAACTTTTTATTTGTAAGATCTAAACAAATAGTCTTATATCCTTTATCTATCTTAGACATATAATCTTCCTTTCTATGCTGTTCTTGCTAACTTAGGTTTCCATGTATAACCTGTACTGTCTTTTGTTGCTGAGATATAAATATAAACATAAATACTTTCAATGTCTTTTGATATTGTAAATGTAACGCCATCTCCATTATCCCAAGCTAAAGTATCTCCATTTGTATTTTTTACTACTAATCCCCATGTTTCTCCAGATGTAGTATCTGTTCTTTTAGGGCATCCAGTCAGTTTATACGTCCCTTTTTTTAGATATGTTACATAACTTTTACTTGTTAAATAAAATGTTGTTCCATCGCTTGGCTGTCCTGTTGTTTCTATATTTCCGTTACTACTTACTTTAAATTTCATCCCATTTAATGTATTTGTCCCTAATCCTCCTGAATGGTATGTAGTATTAAGTAAATTTATATTGGAATCAACTTCGCTTACATTGTTTCTTGGTGTGTAATCTGGTCTTGCTATAAATACTATATCATTTCGTGTCGTTGACTTAGTTCTTATGCACACATTCTCATGACTTGTTACGTTATAGTATTCATAATAAGTTACTTCCCCAGCACTATTTTTTTGCATAAACCCTTCTTCTGCTACTATACCAACATGACTTATATTTTTAAACCTATTATTTATATGGTAACTTCCATCATCATATTTAGCAGCATGAAAAGTTAAATCGCCTGGTCTTATATCTTTTGGATCTATAACTCTTCCAGCACACCAAAAGAATTCAGCTAAATCAGCAGCATATCTTATTCTTCCAGTAGAAAAGTATTTAACTAATTGTTCTAAAAGGCAACTAAATTCACTTCCTATAGCTTTTATACTCTTAGGGTCTATTGTCTTATTATTTCCTGTAACTCCTTGGAATACCGAGCTATTAAAAGGAATTTTTAATAATGTATGTATTATATAAGTAGAACAATCTAATAAACATTTCCCACTTGCATTTGTTAGATTACCTTCAAATACTGAATTACCTCCACTATATGCAAGTTGTACTTGATTTGCTATCCTTGCATCCCAGTAACTTCGTGCAATTTGTACATATTCATTAGCATATTTACCGGACCATGGAATTTTACCATAATTTATATCTATTACTGCATCTGCAGTTCCTCTAACACCAAGTACATAATTCCCGCTACCTCTACCTCTTGCAATATTATTTGCTACTAAGTTTGCATCTCCCTTTATTACTATATCTCCTTGGAAATATTGGTCTCCTTCTATTATCGTGTCTGTATTAGATGGATACATTGTTTCTCCTTGCTTTATATTTATTTTTCCTGTCGTATTATCATTTATATAAGCTAACTTACTAATTTCATTTGCAAAAGTAGAGGGTTTCATTTTTTCTGTTTTACCTTTTATTACTCTAATGGAATTTGCTATCTTCGTTAGTTCTGCTACTAAATCCATTAATACTCACCTTCCCATATTGCGTCAACATCTGTATCTGTACCTGGGGATGAAGATCCACTCGTTATAGATAAATCTCCTGTTTCCTCATCATATTTTACATCTAGTCCGCTACTTGGAGTTTCTCCACTTCCGCCACTTCCTCCATTAGTAATTTGAAAAACTGTTTTTGTATTGTCAGTATATGTTATTGTATATGTATCAACTAATCCATTTGTATTAGTCTTTTCAAAAGATACTATACCTCGCCCATCAGTCCCAGGTACTCCACCTTTTTCTTCTATTTCTTGTATCAGTTTTTCAAATGCTGTTACAATTTCATCTCTTATATCTGAACAAAACTTATCCTTTTTTATTTCTGTTAGATATCCTTTAAGGTCCATGTTTTTCTCCTTTCTAATAACCTATCGCACACATTTTCATCGTTATATCTCCTTTTAGTTGTACTTTATTCGCATGTCTAACAGACAATAGGCAACTTTCTTTTGTTTTCGGAGTTGCGTTAACAATTAAACAGTTTCTATCATTATTTGAAATAGCCCCTCCAAATACTGCTGTACATTGATTCAAAAAAGGTGTTTTGAATTGGTATTCTTTTTCTATATACCAATTTTCAGTAGATGTAGGCGGTTTATACGTTACTTCAAATGTTTTTATTATCATTCCACCTATTAGCTTTACACTACAATTATCACTATTCAAAACATTATCTTCATCATTTATTGTTATATCATTTATATTTATCGTATTTCCATTTATATTTTCGAATTTTGAGCCTTTTCTAATATTTATGTCCATAATAGCCCTCCCTTCTAAAATCCATTCTTATGTAAAGCTTTTATTAAAGCAGGATAATCGACATAACCTCTATCGGCATCGGCCTTATTTGATATACCAGAAATAGTATCATATCCATATTGCCATATACCGTAATCACTCTTAGTCCATGATGGCTTTTTAACATTATAATGAGCTATCCATATCGGGTAACCTTTTATATCAGAGAAATTTATATAATTATCAAACCAGTCTGGATTACCGTATATACCAGGATAATATCCTGCTTCAGATAACATTGTACAGAATGTTGTCATATAGTTTGTTAAAACTGTTTTTCCTGGGTTTTTACTCTTATAATTTGGATATGTCCCTTGATTTTTCAAAGAGTCATACTCTTGGTCAAAATAAATAGGATAACTAAATGTTCCTCCTGCATATTCATTTAATTTTTTTATTACCCAATTTGCCTCAGCTTTTAATTTTGTTAAGCTACTTGCATAACTAAAGAAATAAACTCCTATATTTATACCTGCTGCTTTAGCGCCTTTTACATTATTTACGAATTGTTTGTCTAAAACACCTCCACTGCTTTGTCTTGAACCATAACCAATTCTAATTATTGCAAATTTTACACCCGCATTTTTAACCTTAGTCCAGTTTATATCGCCATTATGATGACTTACATCTATACCTAATACAGGATTATTCTTATCTATTACATAATCTTTATTATCATCTTCGCCTGTTTGTGCATCATCTTTGCCAGTAACAGTAGTTATATTAGTATATTCACCATTTACATAGGCTACTTTTCCGTTATAATCTACTTTTATCCAGCTTGAATTAGTGTATTCTTCAAGAATCATAAATCTATAACCTTTATAAACATAAGCGATTTGAGTATATGTTGTTCCTGGACCACTTCTAACCTTTAGTCCTGATGATTTTACTGTCGCTATTTTTGATGTTGTTGTTAAGATATTTCCTATTACTGCGTTTCCGTATGTCATTCCGAATTTATTTGCCTCTGTTTCATTTTTCATGCATAAATCAAATATATATGTTCCGTCTGATTTTATCATTATTGCATTTCCTCTATCAGTAACAGTAAATATCTTTCCGTCTAACTCTGTTCCAGTATCTTTTACTAATACTTTACTTCCTAACTTGACAGAACTTGGTGCAGCACAAGTCAACTCATCTGGATAACCAATTAATTTATTACCCATACAATCTGTTGGACCACCTTGTCCTGGTTCATCTGGCCAATATACACTATATATAGCTTTCTTTGTTTCTCCAGTTACAGTTACAACATCACCTTCATTTGGTTTTGGTTTTGGATCTAATTCACCTTCATCAGGATTCGGTGGTGTTACTGGTGTATCATCTTCTTTTTTATCGTCATCCGTACATGGAATCCATAGTTTTACTTTTTCGCTTGTAGGTTCTTCTGGTTCTGTACTTATTTCATCATATATCCCATCGTCTAAATCTTTTACTATCTTCTTAACCATTAATTCAATAGCATCTAGTCTTTTGGATAATGTTTTATATGTTGTTCCATCACTACAAGTTCTTGCAGCTATAACCTCTATATCTGTATGTCCATCTTGAAGAATTATTTTTTCAAATGTATTTCCTAGGCAGTCTTGTCTATAAGATAAATCTTCAGTCTTTTCATTCATAGCTTCAATCGAATTAGCTATACTATCTCTAACGTCTATACCTAGTACAGCTTGTCTTATGTCAATTACTATCTCTTTTATCTTTTCATATAATTTACTAGGCATTGCTTCCTCCTTTCAATTCATCTATTTGTTTTTGTAGCTTGGTAAAATTCTCATTTATTTCTTTTAAATTTCTATTATAAGTATTTACCTCTACATAACTACCTTCTTTATTTTGTATTGTCTCTATTTCTTTTACATTTTTATCTATCTTCTTTTCTATTTGTTGCATTTGTTTTTTTACTTCATTTATATTGCTATTCACTGATGCTAAATTAGCTTCCACATTTTTAGTTTTTTCTTTATCTTTATAGTACTCATTTATATTAAATTGCTTATCTCCAAGTGATACACTACTTTGTTGTGGATTATCTATATTTATTGTTTTTTCAATTATCCTAACTTTGGATTCTATCTCTAACAAATCATTTTTTATTTTATAATAATTTCCAACCTTAAATGAGTCTATATCTAATCCTATTAAACTTAAGTCTAATGCACTTATTGTATTGTTTACATTTAATTTAAGTGAGCTTATATATTCTTTTCCTTTACTTAACAGGTTAGATGCCTCTGTAACATCGTCATAAGCTATAACACCTTCTATTATTCCGTACTTTGTTACAGCTTCTTCATAGTCTAGATAATCTTTTCCATTGTTTACGGATTTTATAGTTAAACGTTCTTCTGTATCTTCTTCTTTGCCACTTGAATCTTTTT